TTATTTACTCGAAGTGATGCAGTAGAAGCCTCATGGAAATTCTTCGATCCGGTGCTCCGCTATTGGAAAGATAACCCTGATGCGCCTCTTTACGGTTATCCCGCAGGTACGTGGGGACCTTTGGAAAGCGAAGCAATGATGCACGAACATGGGGCTGACTGGACGAATCCTTGTAAGAATTTGACAAATACAGATCAATATTGTGAATTATGAAACTATCAGTTTTTCCCTCATCAATTGAAACTTCACGAGCATTGATACTCCGCCTGGTGGAAATCATGAATGAAGAGCCAGACAGAGTGTTCAATATCGCAGTTAGTGGTGGTAATACCCCTGCTCTGATGTTCGATTTATGGGCGAATGAATATATGGAAATTACTCCTTGGGACCGTATGCGGATTTATTGGGTGGATGAACGTTGTGTGCCTCCCGATGATTCGGACAGTAATTACGGAATGATGCGCAACCTTCTTTTGGGTATCACTCCTATTCTCTATGAGAATGTATTCCGTATCCGTGGAGAGGCAAAGCCTGCGAAAGAGGCGGTTCGTTATTCGGAGTTAGTCCGGCAGCAAGTGCCGTTTAAGCGTGGTTGGCCGGAATTCGATATTATACTGTTGGGAGCCGGAGATGACGGACACACTTCTTCGATCTTTCCCGGGCAAGAAGATTTGCTGACTTCAAACTCTATTTATGTGGTCAGTGCACATCCCCGTAACGGGCAGAAGCGTATCGCAATGACGGGATACCCCATTCAGAATGCCCGCTATGTCATTTTCCTGATTACCGGAAAAAACAAAGCCGATGTAGTAGAAGAAATCTGTAATTCGGGAGACACTGGTCCCGCAGCCTATGTGGCTCATCATGCGCAAAATGTAGAACTGTTTATGGATAAAGGGGCTGCCGCATATATTGAAGATCCTAATAAAAAGATGAGTTAGAACAGAACTATTTCATTGACGAAACTAATAGAAAAAAAAGAAAAATATGAATCCTTATCAACATTCATTTGGTGGTAATATCCCACAAGACGTAGCGGGGAAACAAGGCGAAAATGTTATTTTTATTGTTTATACTTTAAAAGATTCGCCTGAAACTCTTGACAAAGTAAAAGATGTGTGTGCCAATTTCTCGGCCCTGATTCGCAGTATGCGTAACCGTTTTCCTGATATGATGTTCAGTTGTACCATGGGATTTGGAGCCGATGCCTGGAGCCGTCTTTTCCCGGAACAGGGAAAACCCAAAGAACTGAAAACTTTCGAAGAGATAAAAGGCGAGAAGCATACGGCAGTTTCTACTCCGGGCGACTTATTGTTTCACATCCGTGCAAAACAGATGGGATTATGTTTTGAGTTTGCATCTATCATCGATGAGAAACTTCAAGGCGTGGTTGAACCTGTCGACGAAACTCACGGTTTCAGATATATGGATGGCAAGGCCATTATCGGCTTTGTGGATGGAACGGAGAATCCGGCGGTTGATGAAAATCCCTATCATTTTGCAGTTGTAGGAGAGGAAGATGCTGATTTTGCAGGAGGCAGCTATGTCTTTGTGCAGAAGTATATTCACGATATGGTTGCGTGGAACTCCTTACCTGTGGAAGAACAGGAGAAAGTGATCGGGCGTCGTAAGTTTAACGATGTCGAACTGTCTGACGAGGAGAAACCTCAAAATGCGCATAATGCCGTCACTAATATTGGTGATGACCTGAAAATAGTGCGTGCCAATATGCCGTTCGCCAATACGTCTAAGGGAGAATATGGTACTTACTTCATCGGCTATGCAAGTACGTTCACTACTACCCGGCAGATGTTGGAAAGTATGTTTATTGGCAATCCGGTAGGCAATACCGACCGTTTACTGGACTTTAGTACAGCAGTTACGGGAACACTTTTCTTTGCTCCTTCCTACGATTTGCTAGGTGAACTGGGCGAATAAAAAATAAAAGACTGGGGGAGTATTACACTTTAGTAATCTCCTCCACTACATATTGGTCTTTTACTTTCTTGCAGGTACATACGAAGAATTCCGGATGTTTCAGAGCTCCTTGTAAAGTATCAGGAAGAATCATTTCTTTAGTACGACGGTCCATTGCAACCGTTGCATACAGGATACCTTCACTCTCGCATTTCTCTATTAATGCACTTTTTAGTTCTTCTACGCTATATTCCATTTGTGTGATCCTTTGTCGCTGCAAAGTTATGGAAAATATGTATATTTTGTGCAATTATATTCCTGTAATAAATAAAAAAAATAGCTCCCTAGTTCGTCCGCCGACGAGGGAGCTATTAACACAAAAACTAAACTAGACACATTTTTGGAAATCTAGTTGTATATTCTGTATATCAATTATATAGTCCTGCTTTTTTTTATGGTTCGACCATAATTCGACCATTTGATGTTTTATGTACTATCAAGATTTCTATATTTCATATTTTATATTACTTTAAATATTATATTTGCGCATTGTCAAACTAAAATAGTGCGTTTATGAAATCGTTATTAAAAAATGTCCTAAGAAGGATAAGTAAAAAACAATCTTCTAAAGAAGATAATGCGACAGCCTTTTATCCCCAGTGTTGTGCAAAAGTGGATGATTCCGCTCGTATGCGTATAAAAATGTCTTATGACCAAAATGTAAAAGAAACTATATCAAGCTTGAAAACACTTGCTAATGATATGTCTAGTGGCTTTGTTACTTTTAAAAAGTTTCAGACTAGGCGTTATCAATACAACCCGGATGCAGATGCAACTCTATATGCTTCAAGACTGCTTCGTGCAGCTTCTATATTGGAGTTCCTATTAACTGATCCTGATAATAAATCTTAGAGATTCATTTTTTCAGCTAGAGCAGAGAGCCCTATCAGTAGTTCAGTTATATTTTTGGCTTTTCCGACAACATCATCAACTTTCGCTGCTGTATCAGGGCTTAACTCCTTTTCTAATCGTTCTAGCTGCATTTGAAATGTATCAAAACTTAATATATATAAGTCTCTTTCAACAGTGAATCCCCCTTTTTCTGCAAAATTGAATATTTCAAAATTCAACGTAAGATATTCAATACCATATCCTTTATAGTCAATAAATCTCCTATTTTTGAACTCCTCTAAAACTATTTCATATTGTTCTTTACTGATCCTAAGGTCTGGTATATCTTTATAATTTAGTTTAGCTGTTCTTTTCCCGTTTGCTACAACCAAAATATAATTTAATACTTTATCCTTTTCTTCAGCTGTTATAACTAAAGGATATTCTCTTTCATCTTTTGGGGGTACAGTTCTAATTGGGCGCATATTTGAAAAAATATTTATTCTATTGTTTATATAGTTTCATTCTAGTATTACTGTAATACATTATATCTTTTTCTATTTCGCAGGGAATTGTTAAATTGTCTTTTTCTACTATTAGATTCACAATATTGTCGTTTATAGAGTATTTACCTGATACCGTTTCTTTCCATTCATATTCTAAATCCTCATTATCATCTGCAACATTATATATTGTGAAAGATTTCAAGTCAAAAGATATAGCAAAAAAAGATCTTAAATAAGGAGTGCCTTCTTCAAAAGACAATCGAGTTTTTCCGTACCAGTCTTTTGCAGAAGTCCATGTTGTTCCTGCTAAATTAATACTGTCATCAGAGCATGAATTAAATATAAGCACAAATAAGAAGGATAGTATTAAAAATCTTTTTTTCATACATATATAAGTTTATCCTATATTTCTTTCATTCTTCAACATAGCTAGTTCACCCTTTAATTTCTGATTTTCTTCCAAAAGCCGTTGGGTAAGCACTGTCTTTTCATTAATCTCATCTTGTAAATTGGCGATGGTATATACTATACTTTTCAATTTATCCATTCCTGGTTCTGTTTCTTCTTTTTGAAGAAGCATAGAACCTTTTCCTCTTAACAGCCATTCTGCGGAAATTTCCTCAAATGAGGATGAAATTGCTATTATTGTTGCAAGGCTAATTTCTCTTTTTCCTATCAGTTGATTATTAATAGTTGTGGGCTTTAATCCACACTTAATAGCAAATCCCCTCTCTGATAGCCCTGAATAGGTTATTACTTCTTTAATTCTGTTTATCATAATCAATCAAAAGTTAAATATCCACAAATGAAGATATAAAATAGGTTTTAAATTTTTATATATCCACATTTGAGGATATATTTGCATCATAAATCAATCAATCATACAAACATACAAAAATTGATTGATAAAACCAATTAAAAAATAACGATTATGAGCTACAATTTATCACAAATAATGAAGTCTGCACACCGCAATTACAAGAAGGGTGGAAAAACATTTTCAGAGTGTTTAAAATCTGCATGGAGCTTCGCAAAACTCCAAGAAAGTTTCTCACCGGAAGCAGTGAAATCAAGAACTGATAAATTTTTAGCTGAAAGACATGAAGCTATGAGCAAGACTGCCAAAGCTACACCTAGCAAGGAATATAATAACCTTAATATTCCCGCTTCCGCTTACTACAACCCAAATAGTACTCATTACGGTGCACATTACGTCGGAGATTAATCAAATTATACAACAATGGATAAAAGAACCGAACTAGAAATACAGCGAGACAAATATGAAGCTGTGATTGAAGAACGAGACGCGTTGATCAGCTCTTTGAGAGGTGAAAATGAAAAACTCAAACGAGATTTAGAATCAGAACGTGGATTTTATAGAGAGAAAGTTTCCCAATGTGATGATTTGAAGAAATTTATTGAATCGCAACGAAACTTAATGGACATAGTTTTGAAGAACAACCAAAGTATTCTCTAACCCTCACTAAAGTCAAACCAAACCGCCGGTTATCCGGTACCCAGTCCGGTCTTTGAGCCTGCCCTTGAAGGGAGACTGGGAACAACAGAGAAGAGTTCTTTGACATATTGGTAAAATGGTGTTTTGGAAGCCGACACGTGCCGAAAGGGATTACTGACGTAGGCGGGCTTCTCAACGATATAATGCTGTGGTTAATGGTCAAGCCGTATCGTTGTAAAACTAAATCAGTTAGACGTTTGTCGGCAAATCGAGGTATTTGCTTTATGTATATAAAGGTGATGTAGCTCAGGCAGGTTAGAGCGCTGTGTGTGGTGGATGGTTGAGAGTTCGAGTCTCTCAAGAAATACTCTTAGCTTAACGGAAGAGCACCACAAGCAGAGGTCGGCGGTTCGAATCCGCTCATCGCTTCAATGTTTAATTTAAAATTAGATTGTATGGAAAAGGATATTCAGAGACGTAACGTAATTGATGTATTACGGAGTATGGATGTTGGTGCAATAGAAGTATTTCCTATCGTTCAGAAACCGTCTGTAACTAATACATTGAATGCTCGGCTTTATAAAGAAAAAGCTGAAGGAATGGCTTGGAAAACAAAGTCAGATGTAAAAAATATGCAGTTTATAGTAACCAGAATTGCATAACTACCTTGCTTGTTGAGATGATCAGAGGTGAAATGGCTGAAATATTGCTAGATAATATTCTCCGTCTGTTTTCTACAGAAACGTTTGGAAAAGATAAGTCTGCGTATTATGTGGGTGGGGAAAAGAAATTGATGAATCTTATAGAAGCGGGTAAGAT